ATCTTCATTATCCGTATGATCATATTCGCCAGTGACTTGAAAACATATTTCGCCTGGAGTGCGAATGACAATGCGAGTATTTCCGAGCAATTTATCTTGATTAATAACGACATCATCAGAATTCAGCGTAATTTCCAATACGTTAATATTTTCTTGAATTCCTAAAATACCGAGGGAATTCAAATCTTTTTTGGGTAAAGCATCTTTTGAAATAATGGGCATTTATTTATCCTTACCAAAGAAATGCTAGAGATTTTTACGTCTCTAGCATTATATCGTTCATTGTCGAAATAGGCAAACTTTAATACATTAGAATGTCTTAGGTATTATTCGCAATCTTCATCCGACTGATCGCTTTCGCCTTCGCCTTCGTCTGCGAAATCGTCATGCAAAACCGGGCGATCGGATTCGGTTTCTACCGGCACATCTACCGGGGTGATGAAATCAATCTGACCATATTCTTCCAGTTTGCCGAGATACGAACGCACGTTAGTGCCATACAAAAGAGGTTTAACTTCCGCGCCAAAAAGTTCAACATTGATTTTATCGCCGATGTTGTAATTGTCTTTCAAATATTGGAACACTTTGCCGCGAATACTGAATTGCTGAGGCGTTGAAAATCCATCACCCTGATAGATAAAATCAGTAGCTTTGCGACGACGGCCGGGGAACTGCGCCAATTCCGCTTGGCGAGCGGTAAATTTATCTTTGCGCTCTTTATTTTCGCTCTGCTTCTGAGTTTTAAGCGTCGCGGCGACGGCTTCGCGTGCAGCTTTTGCTTCCAGGGCTTTGGCTGCTTTTTCGGCTTTTTTATCGATCTTAGCCTGCAACTTGGCTTTTTCTTCGTCGATACGTTTTTGCTCTTTTTCCGCCTGTTCTTTTTCGTACTGTTCGGCGTTGTCGAGGATTTGCTGTTTACGTGCTTCAAGCGCCGCCAATTTGCCTTTATTTTTCAGCGCTAACCGTTCCGTTTGCTGATCAAGTCGCAATTGTTTTTCGCCGATAGCGCGAAGATCTCGTTCGGCCTCTTTGTCGTAAAATTTTTGCCATTCTACTTTGTCTTGCGCATCGAGTTTCGCCTGAGCTTCGTTGATTTGCGTGTTGATCTTAGCAAGCGCCTTTTCCAGCACGGTAGACCCGGCGGCCAGCGCGTCGGCTGCGTCATCTCCTGCCTTGGCATTTTCGTCTTGCGCCGGGTCTTCGTCTGTCGTCTCAACGTCGCCGATAATCTCATCTCGGGCGTCATTATCATTCTGGGATACCACGGAAAATTGCGCGTCGGGGCCGAGTTCGAGATCAGCACTGAGTTCGGCATCTATGATCGGGTTAAAGCTGGTATCGGCTGTCGGAGAAAATTCGGTTTCTTTCGTTACAACTGCTTTCTTATGTGCCATTTTCGAACCTCTATATTAAGTGAATTTTAAAAGATTTAATCAACACATCGAGTATATGAGTTTTTGGCGTTCATTGCAAAATAAATTTTACTGATTACGATAAATTATCAATTTATTAATGGCTCGCGTGATTGCGGTATACATCATCAATCGATATGGGATACTCGGGATTTTTTCGTCGAGTATCATGACATTCGGCCATTCCGATCCCTGCGATTTGTGGACTGTTAGCACATACCCAAAATCTAAGCCGCCGACATGTTTTAACGCCTCTTGCCGCGCCTCGGGATCAACACTAAATGAGTCGGGATTAAACTTTATTTTAATTTCCTTATTAGTAGTTAAACTTAACACGCGGGCCATCATCAACCCATCTAGGTCATTATCGTCGAAATCGTATCCTGGTAACGGCTCCAGGCCAAGTAAAATGCATTGTTCGCCATTCATAAAATCGTATTTATGCTGATTGAAAACACAGACTAATTTTTCCCCAATACAAGGCATATTCCCGACATGGCCCAATAACGTTCTAATTAATGTATTGTAGAATTGTCGTGTTGTATTACGGGAACATATAATCTGTGAATCGTTATCTGAATATTCTACCAATAGTTTAGTATTTGGACGTCCATCGCGTACCGCGACATCGCCATATTCGCGTAAAGGTAATGCATATCCATCACGAACAAAAACGGATGCCCTGACAATATTTGAGTTTTCCTTTTGTCTTTCTATTTGAGTCAACAAATAGTCGACATTGTTTTTATTAAAAAATGGCGAATCTTTAACGGGCGGCAATTGATTAAGATCGCCGAGCGCTAACAATGATATATGGTGCGACAGAATCTTGTCAGCGTCGTATATTCCAACCATCATCGCCTCATCTAAGACGATTAATTTTGGTTGTTCTTCAAGTTCTTTTTTTGAATGAAATATCAGATCTCCGTCATCACTTTCGCCCATAAAATTATAAATAAAATGATGCATAGTTTGGGCGCGCGAACATCCCTTTTGTTTAAGACGACTGGCGGCTTTTCCTGTCGGAGCCATAAAAACGGAATTATTCATTCCGCAACATTCATTAGCGATATGTTTCGCAAGAAAAGTTTTTCCCGATCCTGCGACACCAGATAAAAAGAAAAATGGTTTATCCGATTTAAAATTTAATCGATCCTTATACCATTCTACCGCTAATCCTAGAGCCTCTTGCTGTTGATTATTTAATATATCAGTCATTATTTTGTTTCCATTCGGGAATAAAAGATTGAATAGTGTCTAAGATAATCTGCACGCGCTTTCCGTCCTGATCGCAATTATAAGACCATCCCGTTTTTTTGTTGAATATTAATCCATCGTCGCTTATGTAGCGCGTTATAGTTTCCGTTAGATAGATAGTCCTAGTATAAGTCAGTCGTTTGCCGTAAGGCCGCGCTTGTGCGCTGTGCGTAATGGGCAGATATACTCTAGATGAGTTGGGAGTAATATGGTCAAGTAATAGACGAGGAACCGCCATCTGACTGCTAGCTAAACTGCCATCCGACTGCCGGAATCGGCCCCCAGCGGGCGCTAGCCAGTACCGATGCCCTAGCCTAAGACTGATCAATCGACGGTCTCCCAGCGTGTTCATAATGAGGATTCCTTCGTATAAAACCTCATTTTTGTCTATTGTCATTTTTCGTAAATTCTTCCAAAAATATTGATAAGTTGATTTTGCGGCAAAAATTAAATTTTTTCAATCGAAATCGTTTGATCTGCCAGCGCATAAAATGCGATAATGAATTTTGATGATAAGACGTAAGTTCTCTAACCTCATGATCTAAGGGGCTTTATAAATGAATCGGCGCGAAATTACGGAAATCGCGGAAAAATTTTTAACTGAATTGCAGAGCACGATCCCAGACACCGAGCGCGTAATGGCTGGTTATGCAGATGAAGCAACGGTCCAAGTAGATGAATACGGTAAAAAAATAAACGCCGGTTGGTGGCCCGCTCCATGGAAATTAGGCAAACCCATTAATACTAATGCCAACTGTTATGCCTGCATTTCTTCTTCTATTAAAACTCCCAATCCGAAAACCGGTCTCATGCGCTTTTGGCGCGGCGATGCGTCGTTTGGTCATGGATTAGCGCTCATGGTAGATGACATAGGCCACGGTAAGGGATCGAAAGGCGGTCTTGATTTAGATCATTTCAAAAAAATATTGCCGCCGACTGCTATTGTAGAGACATCACCTGATAATTTTCAATTGTGGTATTTTTTCAAAGAACCACAAGAAAGTCTCCTTTATTTCCGTGCCTTATTAATCGGATTCGTTAGTAATGTTTTAGAAAAGGGCGGCGATTATACTATCAAAGATGCTTCGCGTTATGGCCGGATGCCTTGCGGAATTAATAATAAACGTAACAAATCGGGAGAATATAAGTATGAAGATGGGAAATATCAAGTTCATTTAATCGAAGCTGATTATTCGCGTCGTTATAATCCCGATGAAATAGCACAAGCATTTCAATTCGAAATTATATTACCCACTCGTCGCCAGCAAGAATTTAACGAAACCGATTATAAGATAGATGCTATTTGGTTAAAAATGGCTATCCAGATAACAAATGAATTAAGAATGGGGGAAGGCGCTGGCGGCGAAGTTGTACAAAATCAATCTGGGAAATATAGAATTCGATGCCCATGGGGTTATGAGCACGCTAACGGCGATCCTTTTGGAGCGTATTTTCGCGGACCTATTCCAGGCGCGGAAAACGAATTTGTTTTTGGTTGCGGACATGATACTTGCAGAAAAGAAAATCATAGAACATGGTCATCTTTTATTGATGAAGTTGTTATACCCTATATTTCCGATAAACTTGAAAGAATTAACGAGGCTGCGGCAAAATGAAAATAAATAAACAGTTCTTGAAAGATTCTATACGTGATATTGTAATGATAATTGTCGTTGCGATATTAATTAATTTATTAATATTTGTATTTTGAGGTCATATGAACGAAATAGGCATACCGAAATATATAGGTTATATTTGGGCGGCTAAAATAAAGGAAATTATACCCGATGTAAAAGGCGGTGCAGTTCTGCAAAGCGACGATAGCGATCACGATTTCTTTGTTAGTGAAGAATATATAAAAAGGTGGAATCCAATGATAAGCGACTATTACATTATTCACAAAGACGGTTACGAATCTTGTTTAACTAGCGAAAGTATTTCAAAATACTTTACTTTAATAGAAGGTAAAAAATTATGAATTGGAGCGATTTAGAAAGTGCCATCGGTAAAGCTGCGCCGATACTTGGAACATTGCTCGGCGGTCCCGCTGGCGCGGCGGTTGGTTCGTTAATATCATCTAGTCTTGGCATTGCCAATACCCCGGATGCGTTGAATAATGCAATTGCTGCCGATCCTACGCTAGCGGAAAAGCTGCAAGAAATACAAATTAATTCTAAAGTTCAATTGCAACAACTCCAGGTAACTGCCGCGCAAAATCAATTAGTCGCTGCTACGGCGCAATATCAAGCGGAAGCTGCCGACCGGGATAGCGCCCGCAAACTTGCCGCGCAACAGCCGAAGGACTGGATACGCCCGTCGATTGCTATTATATTAACTGTTGGTGTAATTGGTCTGACAATTTTAATTTTTGGCGGATTCGCCGAGGCGCAATTAGCTAATCCAACATCGGCGGCTATTATCGGTACGGTATTAGGCTATTTATTTAACGAATTGAAACAGGTTTATGGCTTTTATTTCGGCATGACAAAAGACGGTTCAACGCAAACCAATGCTATTACGCAGTTTGCAATGGCTCCCGGTTCTGTAACAACTGAGGATAAAAAATAATGGAAACATTAGAAACGACTTTTGATTTAATCGAAGTATGGGCCAATGACAGGAACATTATTAAAGGTTCAACCGCCAAGGATCAATTCATTAAGTTAATCTCAGAATTCGGAGAATTATGCTCCCATGCGGATCGTTTTATGACCGATTTAGAAGAGGATGACGAATATGAGGATATTAATTTAATTAAAGATGACATTGGAGATACGTCTGTTGTTTTTAAAATTCTATCTTCACAGTTAGGATTATCCTTTAATGAGCTACTTTATATAGACTCTCTTCCAGATACTTATAATAACGAAATATTATTAGGTTCATGTCTCGGAAAACTTGGCGATGCAATCCTTAAAAACGATTTGGACACCGCAAGGATCTTCATTGGATTGAGTCTTCAATATCTCACTTCCGCCGCTATTTATTATGATTTGGATTATAAAGATTGCGTCGAATCGGCTTATAAAGAAATTAAAAACCGTAAAGGCATTATGTATAACGGCGCATTCATTAAGTCGACAGATACCAAATACGAACCTATTTTAAAGGAGCTTGGCTTAGAAAAATGAATATCAAAAAGGGTGAAACCGTTTATTTTGTGAATCGAGACGGTGAGATAAAAGAAGTTATCGCTAATGAAGATATGGCGGGAAGCAATATTTACGTTCAGTTCAAAGGCGGACGAATTTTAAGTGTATCTTCCATCCGAGTATTTAGAACAATGAAAGCCGCGCAACGTGCATCAGAATATTATTCTCATTTAGGAATTTTAAAATAATGCCAAAATATCCAGCTATTATAAAACCCATGAAAGGCGAACATTATGTACCGGAATTATTAAAATTCCCTTGTGTCTTATCCGCTAAACTTGATGGCATTCGTTGTCATGGTGTTGCTAATTTACCTTTGAGTAATACCAATAAACTGATCCCTAATTTATTTATTCAATCAAAATTATCTATGCAGGAATTTACAGGGTTTGATGGAGAATTGATCGTTGGCAACCCTAATCTTCCAGAAACATATAACAATTCACTGTCTGGAGTTATGACTATAAAGGGAGAACCAAATTTTAATTTTTTCATGTTTGATACGTGGAATAATTGCGACACGCCTTTTATTGAAAGATATGACTTATTTTATGGCCGCGCAAAAGTTGTTAATCAAATTCTCGAAAATTCAGGATCGCAAAATCGTGTTATTGTGTTGAGACAAAAATTAATTTATAGTCTCGAAGAGTTGGATTTTGAAGAGGATAAAATTATAACTGCCGGTTATGAAGGTGTTATGCTACGCGCTCCCGAAGGATTGTATAAATTTGGTCGGAGCACGGTTAACCAAGGTTGGCTATTAAAGGTCAAACGATTTGTAGACGATGAAGCTACTATTATTAATGGTGAGGAATTAATGCATAATGATAACGAATCGTTCACAAATGAACTAGGGCATTCTGCCAGATCGACTAATGCAGAAGGTTTATCAAAATCTGGGATATTAGGGGCTTATTGGTGTACATCGCCAAAATGGAAAGATCCGTTTAAAGTGAGTTGCGGTAGCATGAAAAAAGACGAACGTGCGGCTAGATTCGCTTCGCTGACTAAAGATAAAGGCAAACAGATAACATTTAAGCATTTTCCGAAGGGCGCAAAAGATAAGCCGCGCCATGGTATTTTTAAGGGGTTTCGTCATCCCGACGACGTGACCGACTATTGATTTAAAATATTTTAAAATTCCGCCAATGAACACTTTACATCGGTGTTCATTGGCGTTATTGTATCTATATCGAAACGCAGTGAGGCAAAGCAAAATGAAAAATATCAGTATTTTCCAATGCGTCTTAGAGTTCGTAACTCCAGACGGTAAAAGTTATCAATTTAATGAGAAAAATAACAGCGTTTATGAGCTGGTAAATGGCGATTGGATTTATTTAAAGCCTTATCATGGGAAATCTAAGTCACCGTCCGCCATTCTTCGCGCAGTTAATAATTAACAATTCAGCCCGGTTCGCCGAGCATAATCTTAGAGGAATAGAAAATGGAAATTGAGGAATTATTCGAAAATGTTTTTGATGCCGTACCAAATGCCAAACAGGAAGCGGAAGCCGATCTCGAATATGAAAAGCAACGCTTACATTTCGAACAGTGGTACGCAAAACAACATTCAATTGGCGCTGATCCGTCTTTTATATTCAGCCTTCGAGCTAACAAAGACAGTTATATAGATCCTCGCGTTGATGAGTTTTATCAATCTTTTTTACAAGGCTCTATGTATATTATGTTATTGAGTATCAGAACGGCATTAGGCATCGGCGACGAACAATAATTATCATCGCGGCTATCACGGCCGCGCTTTACTTATGGAGATTAAGATTATGAAAAAATTTTATTTCACATTCGGTAGTAATCACATAGACGTATTGGGTAATTCTTTGGGAAATTTTTATGTTATTGTTCAAGCAGAAAATTATGCCGATGCGCGCACAAAAATGATCATGGTGCGAGGTCCTAAATGGTCTTTTGTTTATTCAGAAGATGAATTCGGCGACCAAGCTGAACGTTTTGACTTATCGGAAAGATCCTTAGAAGATGTCGCCCTCTTCTAATTGGCTCTTTGTTTGGTTACTTTTTGACCAATTTTAGGCGTCGCTACGTGAATTCTGGCCTATAGTGATAGCCGTCGTTTGCCAGAATTCAAAATTTAATGAACACGAAACCATACAAATCTACAGCAAAACTTACAATATCTTGACAATTGATATTGGCTGGATAGCCCTGTATAATGACCTGGAGAAAATTACAATGTCA